TTATTTCAATTAGCTGAAAGAGGTGATTTAAACGCTATTAAATTAATAGTTGAAAGGTTAGAGGGTAGAGCAAGAGAGTTTAAAGAAGTAACTCACAAATCAGAACCAATAAAGATAATGTCCATTGATTAACTGGCACATAGATAAAAAAAGAAAACAAATTATTAAATCTAAAGCTAAAAGAAAGGTTTTAGTAGCTGGGAGAAGGTTTGGCAAGTCGCATTTGAGTTTAATTTGGCTCTTAACAAAACCAGTTGAACCAGATCAAAGACGCTGGATAATTACCCCCACATATAGACAAGGTAAAACAACCACTTGGAAATTAATGAGGTCTGTTTTTAGAAATATGGACTGTAATATAAATGAATCAGAGTTGCTTGTTAAATTGCCTAATGGTGGGGAAATAG